ATCTCTGATATTCCCTCCACTAGTATCCAATCCTATCCCCCCACCAGGAGGAACCCTAAACTGGTTGCTTAGTTGTCTTCCGGCCTGTTTTGCGTAGATAAACCCTGGGAAGTTTGCGAACATCCCATTGTCAACCATTTCTCGCCACGCCGCAGTGAGAGTAATAGTAGTATTACCAAGTATGTGAACAAGCCCGAGAGGATAAAAACCAAATGCAGGAACGAATGGATAATCAACGAAGTACTCCCTCGGCATATACAAATCATCTTCTTTTAGCCAGTTGCGCCTAACCTCCAAAACCTTCCTAGATGCCACATGAATAGTCACTTTATATGGTAGTCTAAGTCCTGTTTCCTTGCTCTTTTCCTTATGCTCATATCCCTTGATATCTAGTTCGCAATAGGTCTCATAAAGTTCTTGGTCCAGGTCTTCCGCACGCTGCGTTGAACTTTGCGGCTTAATACCCTGTATCTCACCGACCTTCTTTTCTACCGTGGTAGACTCAGCCGCCGTGGAGAGAACCAAATCCACATCACGGTACGCCCCAACAAGTTGCATCCTCTTGAGAATAGAGGGACGCATTTTAATGCGGTGAGTAACCCGCCCAGACGATCTAAGGTCTGTAACAGCGTTGGATACGATAAAATCAGAGGCATCCACGCTCTCCGATACCGGCCTACGTCTAAGCGGGCAGTTAAAGACCTTCTTAACCCCCAATCCCCCAAACCCGACCAAAAAGAGCATCCGGTCAGTGTCAGGATAGTATTCTCTGGCCGTTACGGTTAGGTAGTGATTGAAGTCTGTTTCTAAGGCCCCTGCTAGGTCCTCTGAGCCCTGAATGCCTGGAGTCCCTTCCGGTGGTGCTGGGGTGTCGTTCCTGACCTTCACAGGGCCAGCAGCAGGCAGCAATTCTCCTCTGGCGTTGGCTTGGAATCTCAATACCGCTTCTGAGAGCAGTGGGTGTCGGACGGTAGACATCCCTTCTAAAGGAGCGGATGAGGTTCCCAAATCCCCTCTAGGGTCCTCTATCTTATAGCCTAGTAGTTCAATCCCTCTTTCTCTGATTCGGAGCCATTCCTCACGAGACCGGATATCGTTGTCAATGTCATCTATCAACTCGCTGGCAATGCGATTAAGTTCGCCATCTTCGATTTTGCCATCAGCAAGATTGGTGTAAAAGCCTTGGTCGAACTCGCCCAAGTCCTTCTTGGGGTTGAAGTCCACCACCACGGTCCCGTCTGGATTGGTCGTGGTGAGAGCGCCCAACGCATCCAGTACATCCTCTGGATCATTGGCAATATTAACCTCCAGGTCTTCGTCAGCGAAAACACTCTTTTCGTCTGGATTTACTACACGGAGCCTAGCATTTTCCACAGATGTCACCTAAGCAGGATATAATGGCAGTTGACGGCCAGAATACACCATTTCCTCTCTATCTTCCAATTCCTTCTCTTCGCCCCTAACCATAAACCCATTATCCCTTAAGTAACGCATAGCCATCGACGTTGAATCCACTAAGTCGTCATGAGACCCGTGAGGAAACACGGCTACTTCATCTACTACCATACTGGCAAAGTCACGAAACATACCAGTTTCTGAATACCCAGGAGCATATACCATTCCTTCAGCAAATAGGTGCTGGACAGAATGAAGTCTCGCTACCTTATCCTGATTGCCCTTCAGTTTAATTAGTTCCACGCCGAAGTCACCCGAGAACCCGCACAGGCGTCTTAACTCCTGGGCGACAGATATACCACTAGCCTTCGCCTCTACTATAACCCTGTCTACCTTAAAACGTGGACCAGAGACAGTCCTTTTATCTCTCGTGCATGTATCAATAACTTGTTGTACCAAGTCGTTGAACTCCAACCGCCTTCTCCACGCATAGAGAAGGATTACCTTAACATTGCCCTGTACCTTAGTGGCAACATTGTTGATGATAGTCTCATTCTCCTCCCTGTAAATGCCCCAAATAGTAAGAGCAGATGGGTCATTGGACTCTTTTGTAGTATAGGCTGTGTCAAGAGATGCTAGAATGAACTCACAGTTAGGATATACTGTCTTATCATACATCTTCCAATAGTCACGCTTAATAATCGACCCGCCACGCGGCTCTGGTGACTGTTGATACTGAGACGAATTAGAACTTGCTATTCCCCATACAACGTAATTACCAGTAGTTGTTTCCAGCCCATATACATCTTCTTCGCCATCCGGCTCTATAGATACTACTCGTTCGTTGGATGTGTAAATCCTGCCTGTTTTTACTGCGTCCACAATGCGGTCGCGCCATTTAACAGGCTTCACAATATGGATAAACTTCTGATACGCCGTCAGCCTAGATGCACGGCATTTATGAAGTTCTGCGCCGGACTTCAGCCAGTAGGTTCTCATTGGAGTGCCGGAACTATTTATTCTTTCATTGCACCCAAAAGCGAATCCTAGCTGTGTCAATGCGTATTCCAGTTTATCGCATACTACTAGGTTGCGATCCGCTCCCTGAGTAAAGGTTATCAGAATAGAACTTTCTCCAGTCCGGCGTTGCTGGATTGTTGCGCTGCCCTCCCCGTCAAAAAACCCTGCTAGCCACCCAGCTAAATGCTTTTGCTCGTCAGTTAGGTCAGGCAGAGAGGCTGGGCATACCCGATACAACTCACTACCCCTATCTCGTTTACCCCTTAAGTTGGCTCCTGGGGCGTATGCCGCAGCATAAGGCGCATGTGTGGCATCATTCCTTCCGGTCCACCACTTATGGTCATCGGTGCATCGGATAATCTCTCCGCTATCTAGCGTGATTTTCACCACCGGACGCCTAGACACAGAAACACCGAGAACACTAGCCTCTGTCAGCCGTGCCCTACGGTCATTATTTCCAATCTTAAACCCAAGTAGTTTATCTCCAGACTTAACGTCTCTTATTGGCTTCATCGAAAGGTCTGACATAAGAACCGGGGCTTCCCAAGTTGTGCAAAAAGCATAGGGACCTTTGTCCCTCTCCAGTTCATCTACAGTATTCTCGGGAAACCTTTCCTCCCAGGCTAGTTCACCATCCTCTGTTCTTGGGTCCTCCCATTCTACACCTGGTTTTATTACAGTAACACAGTGCCTCCCTATGTCGTGCCTCATGGGAATCATCAAATGCGTGTATCCCATATCCCTCGCTATGGCGATTCCACTAACGTCATCCTCGTGCAGCCTTTGCATGATTACTACGATTGCACTGGTTTGCTGATTGTTCAGCCGGTCAGGCACTACCTCGGTAAACCACATCTTAGTAGTGGCTCTCGCGGCAGGAGACTCCATGTCCATGGTGTTGTGTGGGTCATCACAATTTGCTATAACAATCGGGTTGACACTTCCAACACAGAATGTATGAGTACCAGCCACAGACAGGCAATAGGTGGAGTCAGCATGACCGTCATCCAGCACGCCGACGACAGCGCTAGGGTGCTGGCCAGCAGATACGGTGTCTCGACTGGAACTGTAAGTGGAATCAGGTCTGGAAGAACTTGGGCCTCCGTAACCAATGGCCTCAGACAAGTCAGCTACCGTAAGCCCGGAACCTACCTTAATTTCCTTGGCAGGAACCCATCTTCCATTAACAAGGAACCTATGGTCCGGGGTGCATCTAATACTAGTCCCGTCACTGAGGGCGACACGGACAAGATCGGATGATGGGTTTTTGTGCCATCCCACTATATCACTAAGACAACTGGTTCCTGTCTTGGTATCAAAACTGAGAACACGCACGTTCTCTCTATTATTAACTAGTTCTCCAATTTTTCTTGGTCCCGACTCGGTATGCACCATTTCGTCGTATGGAAAGCAAATAAAGCGATCAGCCCTTTCACCAACGCCGACGCCTCCAACTGACGTAGCTAGTTTCCACCCAGTTGCGTTGTTCCCGAACTTAATCTTGGACATTACGTCAGGGGCAATCTCGAACCGCTTTCCCCATAGTTTTTGATAGCGGTCAGACAAGACAATGTTCTTGCACCGCATGTTGTCTCGGACGGTTAGGTGTTCTGAGTAAGAAGCGCAGATATAGCGCGTTGAGGGCATGTTGCGCGGCCCCCATTCCCACGCTGGCCACATTACGCCTACCAGAGTCGATTTTGTGAATCCTGGGGGGACATTAATCAGTAGGCGTCGTATATGTCCATCGGTGACGGCTTCGAGGTGTTCACATATAGCCTTGACCACCCATCCACTTACAAAGGGACGGGATGGTTCGATAACCGGCCAGACATATTTGACAAACTCTTCGAGGCTCTTTTCGCATGGCTCCCTATACCCCTCAAGGTCATAGCGCTCCACCACCTGCAAAAAAACATCTAGGTCGTCAATAATTTCCATTGTCACTTAATGCGACAGGTGTTAAATCACCCTCATGTCGCCCGATCCCACGGTCTTTCGCAATGCCTTGATAACCCTATACGGCAAACACGGGTATATTACTACGTTTGCTGACAGGATAGGGCGTAGACGGCAAACAGTCCATAGGTGGCTTAGGGGTGAGTATGCAATCCCCACAATGGCCATGCAGCTTGTCACATTGCTTCTCAGGGAGAAAAGAATGAAGGAACAGGCAAAATGAATAGAGAGTCTCTGGTTGGTCTACGCCGCACCGTTTATGAGGAGTATCGAAAGCGTGTTCAACTTGGTGAGTTTGATACTAACGCTGGGTCTATTCTGCTCTGTCTACATACTCTTGTGGACGTTCTCGATCATACACTAGAGGAAATGAAGAAAGCAAAAAATGTTCACCACGCGTCTTCTAATAAGACAGTTAAACCATCCACTAGATGACCAGCCCGATTGGCTGAACGACCCTAGGAATACTAAGTATTCTGAGCAGCGCCATCATGTGGGACTGCATGATAAGCGTTCGTGCGCCGATTACGTCAAGTCATGCTCAATCTTTTGGGGCATTCAGGAAATTGATTGCGGCGAGTGGATTGGGTCCATGGCCTCAATGGTGGACGAGAACAACGACATTGCAGACTTAGGTATCCTAATCCACCACGAGTATGTTGGAAAGGGCTATGGGACGGAGGCTTGGGAAGCCGCCTGTACTCATCTTCTCATAAAATTGAGAAAGGTCGAGGCTGGGTGCATGGCGAGCAATAGAGGCATGAGAAGGATATTTGAGAAGTCAGGGATGGTCTATGAAGGGGAGCGCAAGAATCACTTCCTCTTTGATGGCAATCCAGTGAACTTGGTGCAATACGCAAAATGGGCAGGAGGATAAATGAGCCAAGCCGACGTTTTCTTTGCCAGTGAAGGTAATGCGTGGCTGAAGCGTAATGAAGATAAGCTGCCAATAGAGAACGATCCAGTCCTAGCCCTTATGGGGCAGTTGGTGGGTCTTGGCGATAGGGTATTGGAGATTGGCTGCTCAAACGGGTGGAGACTGAAGCAAATAAAGTCCAGGTTCGGCATGTCCAAGTTGTGCGGCATTGATCCGTCTGCCAAAGCAATCCGCCAAGCCAATGACGCAATCGGCCAAGCCAAGAAAAAAGGCATTGACGCTAGGCGGGGGAACGCTTCCTACCTTCCATGGGATGCTGACTCCTTTGACGTAGTGATATATGGCTTCTGCCTCTATCTCTGCGACAGGAAAGACCTGTTTAGAATAGTTAAGGAAGGTGATCGCGTACTAGAGGATGGTGGAGTGCTCATTATACACGACTTCCTGACCAACTATCCATGCAAAAACGAGTACAAGCACAAGGAAGGGGTGTGGAGTTATAAGCAAGCCTACTCGCAACTATTTACGGCCAATCCCGCGTACAAAGAACTACTAACAGGGTCTTTCAGTCCAGAAACGCAAACTATTGCGCTTCGCAAGAATATTGAGCGTGGATGGCCGGAATGCGCCGCATGAAGAAGCGGAGACCAACCGCATCTGATAGGGATATTGCTGACTACGTTAGGTCCCTCCCAGTTGGATCATCTCTTTTGGTCGAGGACAATGCGGTGTTCGCAGGATTTGGGCTTGCTCGCGTCAAACACGAAGGAAGCATGGAAATTAGCCTAGACGATAGAACTATAAGAATTACTAGGGGACGAACATGCGTGTAGGTGTCCTCGGGCTTGGCAGCATAGGGCTAAGACATGCTAAAAACCTTATTTCGCTGGGCCATGAAGTGTTTGGGTTTGACCCTGACGAAGCCAGACAAACACTCCTTCGTAATTGTGGTGGCTTTGCCGCCACGAGAGACGCTGTTTTGGCTTCTGATAGGGTGGTCTGTGCTAGTCCAACACCCAATCACCTTGAAGACCTCCAGGATTTACGAAGCATGGCTCTTGTCGAGAAGCCAATTGCTGATAGACCTATCGACTTCGACTTAGACTATGTATCCATGGTGGCCTACAATCTCAGATTCCATGCTTGTGTAAAACAGGCTAAGAACTGGATTAACTGTGGGTTTATTGGCAAACCACTCCACGGTCACTTCGTCCTAGCCCAATACAATGATAAACCAGCCTATCTTCGGGACGGAGTTACACTAAATTGGTCCCATGAGATAGACCTTTGCCTGCATTTACTTGGTCCTGCGGCACTTAGGTCTAGTGTAGAGAAGAACAACACAATTTCCAACCTATTCTTGGAGCATGACAGTGGTGCTGTATCTGCTATCCACCTCAACTACATCAATAAACGGGAAGAGCGTTACTTCGACGTACTTGGAGACACTGGACGAATACGATGTACCCTCTCACCTTACAGAAGTGCCGATTGTGAGACTGAGACAGGAGATTTGTACAGCTACCGCTACCACTCGACCTTTGATGAGGACTATGTGGAGGAAATTAAGGCGTTTATGTCTGGGAACATAGGCCCAGGGTGTACGGCCAATGAGGCCAAGGCTGTCCTTAAGATTTGCTTGGGAGATACGCTGTGACTGCACTTGATGCACTTGATTGGTTCATGATTATTATGCTGCTTATCTGGATAGCGGTAATGTTCACATGAAAACGCTTGCTGTGGTGCAGGCAAGAATGGGGTCTACGCGCCTTCCTGGGAAGGTCATGCGTACCATTGGTCATAAGAGAGCCATTGGATGGGCTACCGCCGCTGCCATGCGTGCTCCAGGAGTAGATAGTGTGGTAGTGGCGACTTCAGTTAATCCAGAAAACGACCGACTGGAATCATGGTGCAATCTAAACGGTGTACTCTGTTATAGAGGATCAGAAGATGACGTGCTCGACAGATACTGCGGTGTTATACGGAATTATGATCCTACAGATATTGTTCGTCTTACTGCTGATTGTCCTTTGCTGGATAGCACGGTTATTGGTGAGGCTATCGCGCTCCACCAAACTACCGGAGCGGTTTATACGACCAATCAATGGCCACCAGTCTGGCCCGATGGACTGGATGTTGAGGTAATCAGTG